CATCTGTGTAATTCTGATCTACACTCGAAGTGCTGAAGAGAACGAGAAAGGATGGGGGGATGGCAAAACCTACGCCAGAGGAAATCTTGGAAGTTTTCCACCACTGGATTGCCGAATGCAAGTCTTCTGGAAAAGGGCGCATACCTGTGCTAGGCGATAAGCGTCGCAGGAAGATAGAAAAAGCAATAGAACTTTATGGCTTGGATGCTTGCAAAGATGCTATAAGGGGAGTGACTTATTCGTCTTGGCATATGGGTCATAATCCGCAGGGTAAAAAGTACGACGACATAGAATTAATCCTAAGGGATGAGAAGCATATAGAAATGTTTCTTGAACTAGCAGATGAACATGATTCGGACTTTGACACACTGGAGGCTTACGCCAACGGCAAAGAACCCTTCTAAGCGATATGAACAAGGAAGAGTTCACTAAAATTATTAAAAGGCTTTGTATTAACTGGGATGTAATAACAACAGGACCACCTTTCAAGGAACGTTGTAGCGTGTGGTGGCGTTATCTGTCAGACCTCCCTAAAGAAGATGTTGAAAATGCTGTAGACCAGTTGATCCTTTTAGATCAACAATTCATACCTCGCGTAGGGCAAGTCCGTCGTCTTGCAATTGATCTCGTGAGAAACGACCCTATACCAACCTCCGCTGAAGCGTGGTCTCAGTTCCGAACGGCTATTGAAGCCTCTGAATCGGGCGTTCCTTTCACAAAACCCCACGATTTAGTGGCGAAAGCAATGAGATCGTTTCCCAAGAACGGTGCTTCTTTACGCACGAATGCAGATAGAACTCTTTTTTTGCAGTCATATGACAAAATGGTAGGAGAAGAAGAAAGAGAAAGGTATTTAGGTGGCTCAACACAGGACTCCTGAAATAGACCTTGCTCTTTCCAAATTGGACAAAGTTCAAACATCTGGGCAGGGGTGGGTAGCCGCCTGTCCATGTAGGGAAGATGACCAGAATCCTTCTTTAACCATAGGACTTGGACGAGAAGGTCAGGTTCTTTTGAATTGTCACAGAGGTGGGGGTTGCGACTTTAAAGAAATCTGTGCTTCTATGGGTGTTAAACCCAATGAGTTGTTTCCCGATTCTGGTGAAAAATCTAAAGGAAAAATGAAGTTAGAAGATACCTACGTTTATCGAAACGCTGAAGGACAAAATGTAATGCAGGTTCTTCGTATGCGTGACGAAGATGGAAAGAAGACCTTTCGTCAACAACGCTGGGAAGATAATGAGTGGAAGTGGGGCACTCAAGGAATAGATAAACCCCTATATAAATTGCCAGAGGTTCTAGAGCAGATTTCTAATGGCAAAGTTGTTTATGTCGTAGAAGGTGAGAAAGACGTACACACTTTAGAGCGTCTTGGAAAAGTTGCTACTTGTAATCCGGGTGGCGCTGGTGATGAGGGGCAGAATAAATGGTTGTCTGCTCACACGGAATCTCTTACTAATGCAAAAATTGTAATCATTCAAGATAATGACGAAGCAGGCGAAGTTCATGCAAGCAGTGTTGCTTCTGAATTACGCAAAGTAGGTTCAAAAGTTGTAGTCAAGAAACCTGCCAAAGGAAAAGATATTTCAGACCACATAGGTATGGGACTTGAATTAGGCGACCTTGAATTAGTTGCTAGTGAAATTAGAGATGAATTTACAGACTTTGTTGAAACTTTGCTGTCTATGGATCACAGTCTTCCTCTTGCACAAAGAGTGAATAGAACTAAACGATTAATGGATGGTTTTGAAACTGGAGAAGATTCTTTAGAAGAAAAAGGACGACTTGTAGACTGGGCAACTTTACTTCAAGAAGAAACAGAAGATTCTTATGAATGGTTGATTCCTAATCTTTTAGAAAGACAGGAACGTGTAATTGTCGTAGCGGCAGAAGGTGTTGGTAAAACATTCTTGGCTAGACAAGTTGCTTTGAAATCTGCGGCTGGTATTCATCCTTTTAAAAATGATTCGATGCCACCAATTCGTACTTTGTTTGTTGATTTAGAAAACCCTGAACGAATCATTCGTAGAACTGCACGCAGGATTTATCAAAGAATAGAAAACTTTAATAAAGTTAAAAACATGAATGCCCATCTAGTGATTAAACCTGATGGTCTCGACTTGTTAAAGCCTGACGATCGCAACAAACTTATTGGGTGGATAGAGGAAACTCAGCCTGAACTCCTTGTTCTTGGACCGCTTTATAAAGCATTTATTGATCCCGGCGGGAGAACATCAGAGTCCGTTACAACAGAAATGGCTAAGTTTCTTGATTACATAAGGTATGAATATGACTGTGCCCTTTGGTTGGAACACCACGCTCCACTTGGTTCGGGAAACAGCAGAGATTTAAGACCTTTTGGTTCCGCTGTGTGGAGTCGCTGGTCAGAATTTGGGATTGCCATCAGTCCAGACCCTACAGACCCTAATCTAATAGAAGTGAATCATTACAGGGGTATGAGAGATCAAAGAGAGTGGCCTACTTTAATGCGTCGTGGAAATGACGACGAGTGGCCGTTTGTTGTTCTTGATTACGCTTCTATGTAGGAGAAGGGCATTGGATACAGAAGAAGAGTGGATTCAACTTGCGAATTGCAAGGACTCGAATACACGAACCTTTTTCATTTACCGTGAAGACAAAAATCAGAGACTGCGTAGAGAAGCGGCTTACTCTATTTGTCGAGCATGTGTCGTGAAAAAAGAATGTCTCGATTATGCGATTGTTAATAACGAGGTAGGCATTTGGGGTGCGACTAGTGACAAGGAAAGACGTTTATTGCGTCGCCATTGGACACCTATTGCTAGGCAGAGACGACGGTTGAAGGATTACAGTTCGCATAGGTGACTTGTCGAAGTCGCCCTTGTCTCCACAAGAAATCGGTTCCACATTCACAAGTAAGTCTGAATTGCCACATGCCTGTTTCGGACGCATGGTTAATCTGGTTTTCCAGATCGTTTTTACAGTTGGGACAGCGCATATTGTTGACCTCCCTTAATCAGGCTAACACTACTACCAGTAGTAGGTTGGCAAGTTCTAAAAAGGTTCGTTTTCGTCCCAAACGTCTACTGGAGGCCATTCTGTCTCAGCGGTCTTCTCACAATGACAGTCTATTGTTCCATGTTTATCGCAGATATCTTCCCAGCCGTACCAAACAACATCATCCGCAACAGAGCCTTTAATAACTCCTGCACACATATTTCCTAAACCCTTCTTCATTGTTTAATCCTAATTAAAGGAAACTCTCTTGTCGTTCTTTTCTGATAATCCATATAGTACGGACGATCCGCACAAAGTTGTTCCCAAATAGAGGTTCGTTCAATACCTGATAAAAATTCTGCTTCAAAACAAAAGAATTCTTCTCTCGTATAAAACAGTCCTGCTTTTCTTCGTAGGTTTACCACCCAATCAGGTTCTTTGTCTGACCCTCCAAATGAGCCAACGACTATGACATGACCATTAACGTCTTTCCATGTCGGCAAAACCACGTCATGGAGTTCAGCCGAACTAGTAATGGTGGAGAGTATGAAAAACTCCATACCTTCCCATTGCCATCCTTCATTCTTTGCCAAATGTTCCAAATGAAGTTGAGCGAAATTAACGATCTCTTCTTCAGTCAGTATCTCGTTTGACATCTTTCATAACCCAGTCTTCCCAATGGTCTTTGCAAACTCCGCAACGACATTCACCTATTGCATACGTGGCTAAGTAACCGTGCTGAGTGAAGTCTTCTTTCTCCCATTGAATAGTAAAAGAATTTTTCGTAGGCATCAGTCTCCCTCCCTTAGGTTTGTCCTCTTGTCAATATAATTCCCATTATCGTCTAAAGACAAGGGGCGAAGCATGGCAATCGGGATTTCTCTTGTTCGGAAACCATCTTTTTCTTCAGTATTGATATAGTCGGGCGGATTTTGATCTTTGACTAGTTTCCAAGCCGAATCAAGACTTATCCACCCATGAATCTTTACTGTTTTTAATTCATCTTTGCCATCATCCGAGAGAAGGGTTTCTGCTCCAAATAGTATTTTCCCTTGTCCAGTTTCAATTTCTTTGATTTTGATGGCATTTCTAGTCCGAATACATCGGACTTCAATATTGTCGCCTACGTCAGATTGGCTATTTCTATGTCGATTATGAAGATGTGGAGGCCATTCGCTTCCCGACCAATAACGATTGGTTGCTTTTGCTACGGCTAATTCACAGACGCAAGAACGCTCGTTAGAGGTTCTGTTATCTTCCATCCGACTCTTATTACCTCGATATTGAGGTGCATCATCTTTTGTCCAGTTGGCTGTAGTTCGTGCCGCCGCAACATGTATTGCGTGTCGCCATTCCCACTCTTCTAAATGGACAATCATTCAGAAGACCGTATGACGATAGGGGTGTTATCCCCCATCCATGCCCCCCATGTGTTGAAAGAAAGATAATCCATTGCTTCTTCTACGGACATGTCCTCGTTTTCAACTAAATAGTCAACCATCCTAAGATCGTCATAAACGAAAACAGAATTTTTAGAATATTGGCTTCCAAATCCGATTATGCATGAATTGAAACCGTCGAAAAGAAGGGCATCTGGATTCAGTTCCACACATTGTGCAAGAAACTGATCCAGACCCTTGTTCTCCCCTTCTTCGATCATTAGACGAGATCTAAAATAAGACTGGATGCTTTCACCTTCATGAGGTGAGACTTGTTGCCCACCTGCATGGATGCCGAAGCATTGCGCTTGTCGTCTTCAAACCAATGGTGGTCATAATATTCACCGACTGCGTTGAAAAGACTCCAACCGTTGTAACCGTAGCCACCTGCATTCTTCCGATTGGCGTAAAGCCCACGGACTAATGACAAGGTTTCTGAACGGTTCTCTTTCTTACGATCAGTATCTGCGTCCTTTTCTGGCCAAAGACCATCAAAAACTGTGTCTATTTTATGACTTCCTGCTGGAACAGGAATAGAAAGCATTGTTTCTGCTGTCTTTTGAAACGCTTTAGCCCATTCTGTTGAAATGTTTAGAACCTCGTTGGCTTCATCCAATGCACGCTCGTAATTAACTGTATGGCGTGCCGTCAAGGTTGACTTGGCTACTTCTTGTCCCATACGAACAGTATTGGCGCAAACTGCGCGAATATCTGTACATGCATAGGTAATAGGAGTAGTTCCATCGTGGCTCGTGGCAACAACAAGGTATCTGCCGATTTTGTCGGCTACGCCACTTGGATCAAGTATCAAAGTTCCAAGATCAATGGTGGCGAAGAACTCTCGTCCGTCTTTCAAAACACCACATGTGTCCATTAGGGCATCTCCATGAGAAGCACCACAGACATTTAAAGCCTTTTCAAGAACTGCGGCGTTTTGAACGACTCGATAACGGTTTTTAACTGTCTCGAATGGTTGCATTGTGCCGTCTTCATTGACTCTGGCGGTGATAAAACGGTCTTCCATCTCCTTTATGTCGCCGTCTGGCGAGGTGTATTGGACTGGAAGTAGGACTACCTCATAATTAGCCCTTGCTAATTCGAGCATTTCTGGCGCAGTTTGGTGACCATCTACGGCTACACCCAACTTATGCCAAGGTGCTCCACCTTGTTTACGGTAAGCAAAACTTGCTGTTCCGTCCTTCATTTCTAATTCGTGTGACATTTTTTGTCTCCATCTCTCTTTCTGGTTGTCCCCTAAGGGATTAAGATAATACTATCTCAAATTGAAGACTAGTGCAAGGGGTATTGCGGAAAAAACTTTCCGAAGTTAATATGGAACCCATGGAGGAAAAACGAATCATTTTAAATGATAATGAAATAGTTCTATATAGCCCTTATGATTCTACAGAAGTTTCCGCTATCAAGCAAATTGCTGGAGCAAGGTGGGATCGGCTCAACAAAGCATGGAGAACCCCTGTAACTAGCCTAAAACAAATCAAATCTTATGCTGTTCAGTTCGATTATTGGCTTGATCCCGATTTAAGGACTTTGGATTTACCAGATCACCCTTATGAATCGCAAGGTATAGAAAGATCTAAAGAAAGTCTTCATATTAGATTTGGATATGACTCCGTAAAAGTGGCAGAAGTCAAACTTATTGCTGGTTCTAGGTGGAATGCAAAGAAAAAGGTTTGGGCGACACCTCTTAGTAGTTTGCCTCAAGCACTTGAATTTTGTCGTAATTTCAAACTGTCTGTCCCCGAA